GCTTTTTAAAAGCGAGTTAAACAGCTGCTCGGGTAATATTACAGTTTGGATTAACTCTCCGGGCGGTGATTGTGTGGCTGCGGCTCAGATTTACAATATGCTGATGGATTACAAAGGCAATGTAACCGTTAAGATTGACGGTATTGCCGCAAGTGCTGCATCTGTAATTGCTATGGCTGGAAACAATGTGATGATGTCCCCTGTTTCAATGCTTATGATTCATAATCCGGCTACGGTTGCAATGGGTGACCACAACGAAATGCAGAAGGCTATTGAAATGCTTGAGGAGGTCAAGGAGAGCATTATAAATGCTTATGAAATCAAAACAGGAATGAGCAGAGCAAAGCTTGCCCGTCTTATGGAGGAAGAAACATGGATGAATGCAAAGAAAGCCGTTGAACTCGGATTTGCAGACAGCATTATAGAACCCGACAAGAAAATTAATGAAGATGAAAAGGAGAAAAACAAAGCATCGGATTCTATCCTGTTTTCACGCAGAGCAGTGAGTGTGGCTCTTCAAAATAAACTTAAATCACACTATTTAGCAAATGCCGGTGCTAACACAAGAACAGACATCACAGACCTTGAAAAAAGACTTAATTTATTAAAACCTTAAGGAGGAATTTTACTATGGCTAAAATTAACGAACTTCGTGAGAAACGAGCAAAAATCTGGGAACAGGCAAAAGCATTTCTTGATTCCCACAGAAACGAAACCGGTATTCTTTCGGCTGAAGATACCGTAGCTTATGAAAAGATGGAAAAGGATATTGTTGACCTCGGTCACGAGATTGAGCGTCAGCAAAGAGTAGACGACCTTGAAAGAGAGTTAAATCTCCCGACAAGCACACCGCTTGTTTCAAAACCCGATAACGTCAATCGTGAGAGTAAAACAGGCACAGCTTCTGAAAAGTACAACAAAGCATTCTGGAATCAGATGAGAAACCGCTCAACGCAGGAGGTCAGAAACATTCTCAGCGAGGGTGTTGACAGCGAGGGCGGTTTTCTTGTACCGGAAACCTTTGAAAACACACTTGTTCAGGCACTTGATGAAGAGCTTGTAATTCGTCAGCTTGCACATACATTTACAACAGCGTCAAACGCACACAAAATCCCTGTTGTTGCCACAAGAGGTAAGGCGATGTGGACTGAGGAGAACGCTGCAATCACCGACAGCAATGCATCATTCGGTCAGAAAACAATCGGTGCGCATAAGCTGTGTGCTTTAATCAAGGTATCTGAAGAGCTTTTGAACGACTCTGCATTCGACCTTGAAAGCTACTTCAATCAGGAGTTTGCAAGACGAATCGGTGAAGCTGAAGAGGAAGCCTTTGTTATCGGTGACGGCAGTGCAAAGCCTTACGGTATTTTTGATGACAGTGAGGGCGGTGAAGTTGGTGTGACAGCTGCATCAACAGTAACAATCACAGCCGATGAACTCATCGACCTTTATTACAGCCTTAAAGCGCCATATCGTAAAAACGGTGTTTGGCTTTTAAATGACAGCACAGTAAACAGCATCAGAAAACTTAAGGACAGCAACGGTCAGTATTTATGGCAGCCGTCTATTAAGGACGGTGAAACCGACACACTTCTCGGTAAGCCTGTTTACACATCTTCATCAATTGCAAATGCTGCATCGGGTACAAAGCCGATTGCATTCGGTGACCTTTCCTACTACTGGATTGGTGACAGACAGGGTGTTACCTTTAAACGACTCAATGAGTTATATGCAGCAAACGGACAGGTAGGGTTCCTTGCGACAAAAAGAGTTGATGCAAGACTTATTGTTCCGGAGGCAGTTAAGATTCTCAAAATGAAGGGTACAGTTTCTACAGGCGGTTAAGGAGTGCTTTTATGACTGACAGGCTTTTAGAAAAAGTAAAGCAAAATCTCATACTTGAACATTCTGAGGACGATGCACTTCTTGAGCAGTACATCACTGCATCGGTTTCCTATGCCGAAAGCTATCAACACATTGATGAAGGTTACTACTCCACACACGCAATGCCTGCAACTACCGAGCAGGCGGTTATTATGCTTGCGAGCCATTTCTACGAAAGCAGAGATGGCTCAACGGGCGGATTCTTTGCTGACAGCACAAATGCATCGGCGCAAGTGTGGAACACGGTCAATATGCTTTTAAGGCTTGACAGGAACTGGAAGGTGTAGCTATGAGTTTTGGAAACATGAACACACCTGTTGAAATTATGAAAAAGGTGATTGAAACCGATGATGAGGGCTTTAAGAAGAAAAGACTGAAAGCGGTTGCAAGAGTGAGAGCATATCGTGAGGGCAGACACGGCAGTGAACGGTGGGCAAATATGGCGACATTTTCCGTTGCGACTGACCTGTTTCGCCTAAGGTGTATTCCGCATATTGAGGTTACAACCGATATGCTCATTCTTTGTGACGGAAAGCGGTTTGAAATCACATCTGTTGAGAATGTAAAAGGCAGAGGAATGTATCTTGAAATTCTTGCAAAGGAGGTTGACGCAAGTGGCTAGATGCACAATGAAAATGCCGGAGGAGTTTTTACTCAAGATTTCAAGACTAGGTGACAAAACAGATGAAGTGTGTGAAAGGGTACTCAATGCCGGTGCTGAGGTTGTTCTTAAAAAGGTGAGGACAAATCTCAGAAATGTCATCAGCAAGGACACAAAAACGCAGTCACGCTCAACGGGTGAGCTTGAACGCTCACTTGGTGTGTCACCTGTTTTGTCGGACAAGAACGGCAATCTGAATATCAAAATAGGCTTTTCAGAGCCGAGAACAAATGGCGAGAGCAATGCAAAAATTGCGAGTGTAATTGAATACGGCAAAAGCGGTCAGCCACCAAAACCGTTTATGAAGTCTGCAAAATCAGCGTCACGCAAGGAGTGTATGACGGTTATGATTAACATACTTAATGAGGAGGTAAGGAGCATATGAGTTTGCTTGCTGAAATCAAGAGTATTGCAGAGGGATTGAACATCAAGGTTGAAACAGGTGTGTTTTCGGACACACCGCCTGATGAATACATTGTGCTGACACCTCTTGCAGACAGCTTTGATATGCACTGCGACAATATGCCGACCTTTGACAGACAGGAAGTGAGAATTTCTATATTTTCAAAGGGTAATTACTCTGTACTTAAATACAAGCTTGTGACCGCTCTTTTTCAAAGTGATATTTCAATTACTGACAGGCTGTATATCGGTTACGAGAGCGACACGGGCTATCATCACTATGCTATTGACGCATTAAAAACTTATGAACTGGAGGAGATAGATTATGGCAACAATCGGACTTGATAAGCTGTATTACGCAAAAATCACGGAGGATACTGACGGAAACGAAACCTACGATACACCTGTTCCGCTTGCAAAGGCGATGAGTGCGGAACTTTCGGTAGAGCTTGCCGAGGCAACATTGTATGCCGATGACGGTGCATCTGAGGTTGTAAAGGAATTTCAGAGCGGTACGCTCACACTCGGTATCGACAACATCGGAACAGCCGTTGCAGAGGATTTGACCGGTGCGACAATCGACAAAAACAAGGTGTTGGTTTCCGCATCTGAGGACGGAGCACCACCCGTTGCAATCGGTTTTCGTGCAAAGAAGGCGAACGGCAAGTATCGTTATTTCTGGCTTTACAGAGTGAAGTTTGGCATTCCAGCAACCAACCTTACAACAAAGGGAGAAAGCATCGAGTTTTCCACTCCGTCAATCGAGGGTACGGTTATTCGCAGAAACAAGGCTGACAAGCTCGGCAAGCACCCGTGGAAGGCTGAAATTTCAGAGGACGATACAGGTGTTGCAAGTGACACAATCAGCGGTTGGTACACTCAGGTGTACGAGCCGACCTATGCTGAATAAATACGGAGGTGCAGTATGACTGACAGAGGAAGTATTATTAAAATCGGTGAAAACGAATATGAGCTTATTCTTACAACAAGGGCAACAAAGGAGATTGCCAAAAGATACGGCGGTCTTGAAAACCTCGGTGACAGGCTTATGAAAAGTGAAAATTTTGAAATGGCACTTGATGAAATCATCTGGCTTATCACCCTGCTCGCTAATCAGAGCGTTATGATTTACAATCTGAAAAATCCGAACAGCAAAAGGCCTTTGCTTTGTGAGGACGAGGTTGAACTTCTTACATCACCGTTTGACCTTGCCGAGTACAAGAGTGCAATTATGGATTCAATGCACAAGGGTACAAAGAGAAATATTGAGAGCGAGTCTGACTCAAAAAATACGAAAGTCGGGTAACAGACGATGAGCTGTTTACCCGACTTCTTTATTACGGACTTGCACATTTGGATCTTTCGCAAGATGAGGTGTGGCTGATGCCCTTTGGGCTCTTGCTTGACTTGTGGGAATGTCATAGACAATATAACGGCATTGCAAAGCCGAAAAGAGATTTGACAATTGATGATGTTATTCCTTTTGGGGTTTGATTGCTCTGAAAAGAATTGAAATTTATTAAGCGGTATGATATAATTAGCTCATTAAAAGCTGAAATTGTTAGGAGTCTTAATTATGGCAAAGAGAATAAGAATGAATGAAGTTCCTTGTTGGCAGGAGGAGAGAAATTTTACAAAATGGCTTGCTGATAATATAGATTGCGTAGGAAATACTATTGGAAGAAACATTGTAAGTGCGTGTACTGAAGTGAAAGAATCGAGTGAATATGGCAAAGGGAAATACCCAGTTGATATTCTTGCGATTGACGAAAATGATGAAAAAATTGTTGTTGAGAATCAATATTTTTTAAATAATCATATTCATTTAGGTGAAATACTTACCTATTCAGCTTGGAATTCAGTTTCAACAATTGTATGGATTACAGAAGATATAGACGAGGAACACTTTCGTGCGGTAGAATACATAAAAGAATTAGCTCAATCTTCAGATAGAAAGCTTGAATTTTGGATACTGTTAATGTCTCCAGATGAAAATTCAGATTTACTTAATGACCCAAATGTGATTTTAAAAGTGGCGACAAAGGATGATTGTATAAAAAGAGATTCAAATGTTAAGCCACCAATAAATGCAGAATTAAATATTGAATTTTGGAACAGGTTTGAAAGTGTAGTTTTGAAATATGGATTTTCCCTTTCACGACAAGGACGTACAGATTGTATTAATTTACGATGGGGAAAATCCTATGAAATGAATGTTCCATTTAGAAAAAATAACATAAATATTGAAGTGAATTTTAAGAAGTTTGGAACTATTTTCTATGATGCAATTGATGCAGATTTTGATTCTATTGTTGAGGAACTTTGTTTAGGAAAATATTATGAGATTAGTTTGAATCAATATAGTAAATATTCCCAGATTAGAGTTAAAATACCAGCACAGGTTGAAAATATAGATAAATGGGATGAATATATCGAAAGAATGATAGGCATTATTCTAAAATTAAGAGAAATCGCAGATAGGTATGAGTTTTGCTACTGATAGTAAATTACAGATTTTTCAGAATGAGTAATATTCATAGATATGATATGTCAAATTTCAATTTATCTATACAATAATTTCAAGGAGTAACCAAAAGGTTGCTCCTTTTTTAATACACTTTTGAGCCAATAGGCTCTTTTTTTATGCCCTAAAATGAGGAGGTGAACTTAAATGTCAGATAGTTTTGGACTTAAGCTTGGCATTGAGGGCGAAAAGGAATTTAAAAAGTCGCTTGCAGAAATCAATCAGAGCTTTAAGGTGCTCGGCTCTGAGATGAAACTTGTGTCCTCGCAGTTTGATAAGAATGACAATTCCGTTCAGGCTTTGTCTGCAAGAAATACGGTTCTTAATAAGGAGATTGACGCACAAAAGCAGAAGATTGAAACCTTGCGACAGGCACTTGCAAATGCATCAGAGTCATTTGGTGAAACTGACAGGAGAACACAAAGCTGGCAAATTCAGCTTAACAATGCCGAGGCATCACTCAACAGTATGGAGCGTGAACTGAACAGTAATAATTCTGCACTTGAACAGGCAAAGACGGATATTGAGGGGACAGAAAAATCTCTTGAAAAGGTTGACGGTCGGCTTGATGATACTGCCGAAAGTGCCGATGATATGGGCGATGAAATCAAGGACGCAGGCGACAAGGCGGATAAGTCAAAGGAGAGATTTTCAAAGCTTGGTTCGGTACTCAAGGGTGTGGGCGTTGCGATGGGTGCGGTTGTTACTGTGGCGGCCGCAACAGCCGTAAAGCTAGGCAAGGAGGTAGTTAATGCCTATGCCGACTATGAACAGCTTGTCGGCGGTGTTGATACACTTTTCAAGGGCTCATCGCAGAAACTGCAAAGCTACGCTTCTAATGCCTATAAAACGGCAGGCCTTTCTGCAAATGACTATATGGAAACCGTTACAGGCTTTTCCGCAAGCCTCATTCAGTCGCTTGGCGGTGATACGGACAAGTCGGTAAAGTATGCCGATATGGCAATCACGGATATGGCAGATAATGCAAACAAGATGGGTACGGATATGTCGCTCATTCAGAATGCGTATCAGGGCTTTGCCAAGCAGAATTACACCATGCTTGATAACCTTAAACTCGGCTACGGCGGTACTAAAGAGGAAATGCAAAGACTTCTCTCTAACACAGAGAAAATATCGGGCATTAAGTACGATATTTCGTCATATGCCGATGTGGTCGATGCAATCCATGTTATGCAGGAGAGTATGGATATTGCCGGCACTACTGCAAAAGAGGCGGAGGGTACAATTTCGGGTTCGGTTAATGCGTTGAAGTCATCGGTCACAAACCTTGTGGTGGGCTTTGGCGACGCAAACGCTGACCTCGGTGAGTTGTGTGAAAATGTTGTAACGGCATTTCAGACCGTGCTTGAAAACATCTCGCCTATTGTGGAAAATCTCATCTCCGCCTTGCCGACAGTAATTACTACACTGCTTGAATCGGCAGGTGAAATGCTCCCCACGGTTCTGGAAACTCTTGCAGAATTGTTTGCACAGGTGCTTGAGGGATTGCTTCAGCTTTTGCCACAGCTGATTCCCGTTGCGGTGTCAGCCTTATTAACAATTACAAATGCAATTGTTGAAAATCTGCCCTTGCTGATTGAGTCGGCAACCTTGCTCGTAGCAACTCTCGTACAAGGCCTTGCAGATGCACTGCCTACACTAATTCCTACTGCGGTCAATGCGGTTATGACGATTGTACAGGGACTTTTAGACAGCTTGCCGTCAATCCTTGACACTGGACTTAAGCTTGTATCTGCTCTTGCACAGGGTATTCTTGATGCACTTCCCGACCTCATATCTAAACTGCCTCAGATTATTATGGGCATAGTTACATTTCTTTTAAATTCAATACCGCAAATCATACAGACGGGCATTAAGCTGTTGACCTCTCTTGTGAGTGCTTTGCCCGATATTATCACATCAATAGTCAAGGCTATTCCGCAGATTATCAACGGGATTATAAATGCGGTAATAAATTCAATTCCGCAGATTATTCAGGCAGGTATAGACTTGCTCATTTCACTTGTCAAGGCTCTGCCCACCATTATCGTTACAATCGTGAATGCAATCCCCGACATCATTTCGGGCATTGTTAATGCTCTTATTGACAATATTCCGGCAATAATTCAGGCGGGTATTGATTTGTTGATTTCGCTTGTTAAGAATCTGCCGACTATCATTAAGGAAATTGTAAAGGCAGTACCTAAGATTATTGAAGGCATTGTAAAGGCCTTTGGTTCACTTATGTACAAGATTGTTGAAATTGGCAGTAACATTGTAAAAGGCTTGTGGGACGGTATCTGCGGTCTTGCATCGTGGCTCTGGGATTCAGTCAGCGGTTGGATTTCGGGTATCTGGGACGGCATCTGCGATTTTTTCGGTATTCACTCACCGTCAAAGGAAATGGCATGGGTTGGCGAAATGCTCGTCAAGGGCCTTGCCGGCTCTATTGACAAGAACGGTGATATGGCTGTTCGTGCCGCCGAGGGTATGAGCAGTGATGTTTCAAGTGTTATGAACTCACTTGCTGATGATATGAAAACTGCTTTGCCGACTGATTTCAGCATTGGCGGAAATGTTAAAGGATTGGTTGATAATTCAAATTCTGCTGCTTTCGGCAAGAGCGGTCTTTCGCTTGTGCTGAATATTGCAAATTTTAACAACTACTCAAATGACGATATTTCTCAGCTTACAAATGAAATTATGGAAACTGCAGGTCAGTTTGCCAAAAGGAAAGGAATGGTGTTTGCGTGAACTATTTTGAATACAACGGTGTCAGGTCATCTGATATGGGGCTTCATATACAGAGAAAGAATGTGTACTCCTCGCCAAAGTACGATTCTTCCTTTGTATCAATCCCCGGCCGCAACGGTGATCTGATTGTACCGAATCACAGATATGAAAACACACAGGTGAGTTATTCTGTATATCTGTCTGCAAAGAACAGTCAACAGCTTGCAGACAGCATTACAAAAATCAAGGCTTGGCTGTACTCACAGCCCGACAGGTATCACATACTAAAGGACAGCTACGACAAAAAATTTTTCAGATATGCGCTCTTTAACTCCTCGCTTGACATTGAAGATGAGCTTAACAAAATCGGTGTGTTTACCGTAAGCTTTAACTGCAAGCCGTTTAGATATGACATTGACGGTGAGCTACCGCACAGCATTGATGTGGTGCTGAATTTTCCGTATATGATTTTTTGCAGAATGGACGGTTCAAAGCCGGAAAACGACTGGAGCAACCGTTGGAATCAGACGGCAGACCTTGTTGTGCCGAGTGGTAAAAATATGTTTGTGTTGAATACAAATTCGTGGACAGACGGCTACTGGGACAGCTATTCAGATGCTGACAAGAGCAGAATATATCTCAAGGTGAACGAAAACTGGAAGAAGGAGAATGCAAGGTTTGCCCTCTACACATTTCTCGGTGACGAAACCGCATGGTATTCTCTCGAGAAGGTCAGCGAGGATATTTACAGAGCAGCATTGCCGTCAAAGGGTGAAACGATACTTGTGAATCCGTACAGCTTTGAGAGCAGACCGCTTATTCATCTTAACGGCAACGGTACGGGTACGCTTACCATTGATAACGAAAACGGCAGACACGAATGGACATTCAACGATATTGACGAGTTCATTGAGATTGACAGCGAAAAGATGTGCTTTTACAAGGACAACACGCTGAAAAATGATACGGTTACAGGCACGGGTTTTCCTTTGCTTGTAAAGGGCGAAAACAGGTTTATTCTCGGCGGTGGCATAACAGACGGTTCAGTATTTCCAAGGTGGTGTTCGTTATGATGCCGATTTTATACAAAGCAGATGAAACTGAGTTTGACACCTACGGAATCGGTGTGCTGTCGGACTGCACCTTTTGCGAAGTTACAGAGGAGAGAAACGGTGCGTTTGAATGTGTGATGAAATATCCTCTGCACGGTGCATTGTTTGATGAGATTAAAAACGACAGGGTTATACTCGTTAAGCCGAATGACACATCAAGGTCACAGCCGTTTCGTATATACAGAATTACAACACCGATGAACGGCATCATCACAGTGTATGCACAGCATATGTCATATGATTTGTCGGGCATTGGTGTGCTATGCTTTGAGAGCAAATCGGTTTCGCCACAGCTTGCACTTGAAAGAATTTTTGCGAATACTTCATCAAAGCACGGCTTTAAATGCAGGACAGACCTTTCAGCACCGAGGGCATTTTCAGTCAGTAAACCTATGAGTATCAGAGCCTGTCTTGGCGGTACGGAGGGTTCTGTACTTGATGTATGGGGCGGTGAGTATGAATGGGATATGTTCGATGTCATTCTTCACTCAAAGCGTGGTAAGGATAACGGTGTGGTAATTGAATACGGCAAGAACCTCACCTCACTTGAGCAGGACAATGATTTTTCATCGGTATATACACACCTTTTGCCCTATGCCGTAATTAAAAACGGAGATACCGAAAGTGTGGTTACTCTGTCGGAAATCACAATTCCTATTGTGGAAACATATGCAAGGGAGAAAACACTCATCAAGGATTTTTCGTCCTTCTTTAAGGACGGAGAAACCGTTACCGAGGACACACTTCGAGCAAAGGCGAAGTCATACATCAAACAGAATCCGTTCGGTGACGAAACTCCCACGGTGAAGGTGTCGTTTGAACCGCTATGGCAACAGCCCGAATATTCGCAGTTTCTCGAAAAGGTGAACCTCTGCGACACAGTGATCGTCAGACACCCAGATATGAATATTGAGGTAAAGACGAAGGTTATTGAAACCGTATATGACGCACTGGCCGAGAAATATTCATCAATCACACTCGGAACGGCAAAATCAAACTTTGTGAATACGGTTGCAGAAATCAAAAGTACAACCGATGAAATCAAAAAGGAAACCGACAGCTTTCCGTTACTTATGAATACTGCTATTAAAAATGCCACTTCGCTGATTTCAGGTCAGCAAGGTGGCTTTGTTGTTATGCACACGGATTCTGTTACAGGCAAGCCGTATGAACTTTTGATTCTTGACAACGAAAATCTGTACGATGCAAGGAATGTGTGGCGGTGGAATGTCAGTGGCTTAGGTTTTTCAAAGAGTGGATACAACGGCCCGTATGAAACTGCGATTACGGCTGACGGAAAAATCGTGGCTGACTTTATCACAAGCGGAACGCTTATGGCAAATATCATCAAGGCGGGAGTAATCAGTTCGGCTGATAATTCTTCATGGTGGGATTTGGAAAGCGGAGAGGTACACCTAAGTGCATATACAAAAACAGAGGATACCGACAAACTCAGCGACAGTATTGCTGAAATTACAGAAAGGACATCAACACTTGAACAGACCGCAGAGGACATTTCATTTAAAATCAATGAGCAGTCCACTGGCGGAAAGAACTATCTTCTTAATTCATCGGCTCTCAACGGACTTTCGGATGATTGGGAGTATTCGGGATTGGTCACTGTACTTTCCGATACAGATGTAATCAGTCATACCTCTTCGGGTTCTGCTTTTGTACTCGGTGCGGAAAGCACCTTGTCGCAAAGTGTGTATAACTCGGTTGCCGACAGATCCTTTGTGCTGTCACTCAGAGCAAAGAAAAGCTATTCACAGCTTAGTGCATATATGTATGTTCAGTACAACGGAGTTAAAAGAGAATATCTTTTTAATACAAAGGAGAGCTTTGATTGGACAGATTTTTCCGTTGTACTCCCCGATGTTTCGGACGGTGAAATCACGGTATTCATTTACAGCCGTGACACCTCTCTTACGGTAAGTGACCTTATGCTTACTGACGGAAGTATTATCCAACACTGGTCGCCTGCACCGAACGAGATATACACAAACGAGGTAAAGATTGACCGCAAAGGCATTGAGGTTTCAAACAGCAAGTCCTCGCAGAAAACAGTAATTACAAACACTGAATTTTCCGGCTACTACAACGGTGAAAAGATATTCACCCTAAACAAGGACGAAACTCAGACGAAGAAAACCACAGTTGACGGTGAGCTTACAATCGGCAGAACAAAGCTGATTCCGATGTCAAACAGTTCACCGGGACTCAACATTGTAATTCTTGATTAGGAGGCAATATGGCAAAGACAACGGTTGTCAATAGAATTGACACGATTTACATAGATACGGAAAATCCGACCGTATCAGTGAACACAACGGTAAATGACGCAGGTCTTAAACACAGCATTACGATTACCATACGAGGTATTCCGATAACTGGCATATCGGGACTTGCGTGGAACAAGGGGACGGCAAACAGGATTATTCCCATTCCTACGGACAGCAGAACGGGTATTCTCAAGGCAATGTATGAGGACAAAAGCATTACGGCAAAGCTAACGGTCACCACATACAAGGGTTCAACCTATGTAGGCATTTCTGAAAGGAATTGTCAGATTACCACCACATCGCACAGCTCAAGGCCTGTAATTAACGGATTTATCTATCTTGACACCAATTTAAAGACCACTGCCGTTACGGGCAACTCAAAGCTGTTTATTCAGAACTATTCAAATCTCAAGGTTACTCCGCTTACGGCAAAACCGAGAAATGAATCGAAGATTACAGGCTACACGGTAAGCTGTAACGGTGTGAGCAAATCAAGTACAACTGCAAAGGAATTGAATCTTGGTACAATCACCAAAAGCGGTGATGTGGTGGTTATGGTCACGGTCACGGACTCAAGAGGTTACACAACGAGCATTAAAAAGACGATTACAGTTATTCCGTACAGCAGTCCGAATCTCAGTAAGATTACACTAAGACGAACAAATGAGATTGAGTCGGAAATTCAGCTTATTTTCAACGGCTCATACTCACCAATTACAATTGACGGGGTAAATCACAATCAGCTTTTATCCTTTCGCTACCAATACAAGAGGACAAGTGATGCAAACTACGGAAATTTTGTTGACATTTTAAGCAACCTTAAAATGAACGACACAAGCTATTCGTACTCAAATCTTCAGCTTATGAATCTTGATGTGAATATGTCATATGACTTTCATATTGAAATCCGTGATGCTATGGAAAAGTCGGTTATTACAGACCTGTACTATTTAATTCCGCAGGGCACTCCGCTTGTTGCATTACGCAAGCAGAAGGTAGGCATTAACAATCCAAACCCACAATCCGCACTTGATGTGACGGGTGAAATACATATGAACGGCTTTCCTGTTATGGGCATTATACAGACCTCTGTTGAGGACGATGTCAGCCTTAACAGTCTTACAACGCAGGGTATTTATTTCAGACGAAGAGTACCGCAGGAGAATATGAACTATCCGGCACTTGTATTCGGTATGCTTGAAGTATTTTCTTGCAGTACAAATCTTGTGACACAGAGATATACGGCAAGGGACAGTCCGTTTGATGTGTATATCCGTTCAAAGGTGAATTCAAGCTGGAGCAAGTGGGTTAAAAAATAGACACAGGAGGAATTTATGAAACAGATTTGGAACAGCATTCAGACTGCATTCATCGCACTTGGAGGAACACTCGGGTGGTTTCTCGGAGGTGCAGACGGCTTTCTGTATGCACTCATTGCATTTGTAGTTATCGACTACATTACAGGAATGATGTGTGCCGTTGCCGACAGAGAGCTTTCGAGCAAGGTCGGTTTCAAGGGCATTTGCAGAAAGGTGATTATCTTTCTGCTTGTGGGAGTGGCGAATCTCCTTGATGTGTACATTATCGGCACGGGCAGTGTGCTGAGAACGGCAGTGATTTTCTTCTATCTCTCAAATGAGGGCTTGTCACTGCTTGAAAACGGAGCACATCTGGGACTTCCCATTCCCGAAAAGATTAAAAATGTGCTTGCACAATTACACCACAGAAGTGAAAAGGAGGACGACTGAATGTCATACACAAACAGCAAATTAATTAGCTACACAAAAATTTCACCAAACAGAAACATCAATCGCAATCACAAGATTGATACAGTTTCAATCCACTGCGTAGTCGGACAGTGCTCTGTTGAAACTCTCGGCTCAATCTTTGCATCAAGGGACAAGGAGGCAAGCTCAAACTACGGTATCGGCTATGACGGCAGAATCGGAATGTATGTTGAGGAAAAGGATCGTAGCTGGTGCACCTCATCTGCGTCAAATGACAACAGGGCGATTACCATTGAGGTTGCGTCAGATACCTACCACCCATACAGAGTAAATGATGCTGCGTACAAGTCTTTGATTAAACTGCTTGTTGACATCTGCAAGAGAAACGGCATCAAAAGGCTTGTGTGGTCAACAAACAAGTCAGAGAGAATGAATCACCTTAACGGCTGCAATATGACGGTTCACAGGGATTATGCGAACAAGTCCTGCCCCGGTGATTATCTCTACAATCTTCACGGACAGATTGCAAAGGAGGTGAACGCTCAGCTTGGCTTAGGCAGTTCAAAACCTGCGACTTCAAAGAAAACTCTCTATCGTGTACGCAAAAGTTGGAAGGACGCAAAGTCGCAAAAGGGTGCTTTCTATGACCTTTCAAATGCCAAGAAATGTGCCGACAAAAACAGCGGTTACTCTGTTTTTAATGAAAGCGGAAAAGTTGTGTACACACTAAAGTCATCGGGCAAAAAGTCAGTTGATGCCATTGCAAGAGAAGTAATTCAGGGCAAATGGGGCAACGGTGCCGACCGCAAAAACCGCCTCACCAAAGCCGGCTATGACTACAACGCCATTCAGAAAAGAGTAAACGAGATTTTATCTTAACAGACAATAGAACAGTATTCTAACAAAGCCAAATCCCCATCGAGGAAGTTTTATTCCTTGATGGGGATTTTTTGCTTACGAATAAATAATAAAAATAAAAATTTTTCAAAAAGCGTCCTTTTAAGCACTCTCCCGTGGCTAACAGACAGAGGGCAACAATGCTCTCGGAAACGGAGGTACAATATATGAAACACAATCTTCAAATCAGTGTTTCGGACAAACCACAAAGAAACAGTATGGTATCCTGCAAAAACATCACCTTGCGAGAACGATTTTTGCGAATGCTGTTCGGCAGAAAACAGAAAATCACAATCCTTGTTCCAAGTGATTCTATTGAGGAACTCGCCATTACCAAGGTTAAAAAAGGAGGCAGTTATGAACAAAATAACAGCATTACTTGATGCGATTACCGAGGTAATCAAAAACATTGGCACACTTACAGAAAGTCTGCAGACTGTTTCAAATCTCTTGAATGAGATAAAGATTACTGAAATTTCGAAGAAGTCAACCGTACATACTTCTGAAAGTACAGGAAATTCAAAGGTGTATTCACTTGAAGATGTAAGGGGTGTTCTTGCTAAAAAAAGTCAAAGCGGACTCACTTCTGAGGTTAGAGAAATCATTGTAAAGTATGGTGGAAACAAACTGTCAGAAATTGACCCCTGTCATTACGAAGAAATCATCAAAGATGCGGAGGCACTTAAGAATGAGTAATCACGCTTTTCTCTCCCCTTCAAGTTCTCACAGATGGCTCAATTGTACACCAAGTGCCGTGCTTGAATCAAAGTTTGAGAACAAATCAACCAAAGCATCTGAAGAAGGCACAGTCGCCCATGCGTGGTGTGAGCATAAACTGAAAAACATATTATGCAGAAAAAGTGACGAGCCTGTCTCCCCTTACACAAACGATGAAATGCAGGAATACACCGACTTATATGTTGATTTTGTACTTGAACAATTCAATCTTGCAAAACAGAAATGTAAAGATCCTTTGATTCTTATTGAACAAAAGGTTGATTTTTCAGAATATGTACCAAATGGTTTTGGAACAGCCGACTGCATTATTGTTTCTGAAAGCAAAATACATATCATTGATTTCAAATATGGAATGGGAGTATTGGTTGATGCCTTTGATAACCCGCAGATGAAATGTTATGCTCTCGGTGCTTTAAAAATCTTTGACCGCCTATATGACATTAAAGATGTGTCAATGTCAATTTTTCAGCCACGCAGAGATAATGTCAGCACTTGGACTGTTTCTGCTGATGAGCTCAAAGGCTGGGCAGAAAATGTACTAAAGCCAAAAGCAGAATTAGCTGTTAAAGGTGAAGGTGATTACTGTGTCGGTGATTGGTGTACATTCTGCAAAGCATCAGTAAGATGCAGAGCAAGAGCCGAAAACAATCTGAAACTTGCACAGGAAGAATTCAGACTTCCCCCACTTCTTACTGATTCTGAAATTGAAAAGATTTTATCTGTTATCCCCAATCTCACGAAGTGGGCAAATGAAATAATGGCATATGCTACCGAATCAGCTGTCAATCACGGCAAGCATTGGAACGGTTTTAAAATTGTTGAAGGACGGTCTGTACGAAAGTATAAAGATGAAACCGCAGTGGCTAAAGCATTGGAAGATGCCGGCTACAAAGACATTTATCGCAAGAGTCTTATCACACTTACAGAAATGCAAAAGCTTTTAGGTAAGCAAAATTTCAACGAGATACTTGGAAATCTCATCATTAAACCAAAAGGCAAGCCTGCTCTTGTTCCCGAAACGGACAAAAGAGATGCTATGACAATCACAGATGTTAAAAACGAATTTAAAACGGAGGACTAATTATTATGGCTAATTCAAACAAAACAAAAGTTATCACAGGCAAAAACACAAGACTTTCATATTTTCACGGTTGGGAACCTGTTTCAATCAACGGCAGTCCTGAAAGATACAGCGTATCCGTACTTATTCCAAAAGATGATACTGAAACCGTTAATGCGATTAACAACGCTGTAAATACTGCAATTGAAGAAGGTATCGGTAAATTTGGTGGTAAAAAGCCAAACAAAGCATCACTTAAACTTCCTCTTCGTGACGGTGATACCGAGCGTAATGATGAGGCTTATGCAGGTCACTGGTTTATCAATGCAAACAGCAGAACCGCTCCACAGATTGTTGATAAGGCTGTAAAACCTATTCTTGACAGAGATGAGGTGTACAGCGGTTGTTATGCAAGAGTGTCTCTGAATTTTTACGCATTCAATTCAAATGGCAACAAAGGTATTGCCTGTGGTCTTGGCAACATTCAGAAAATAAAGGACGGCGAACCGCTTGGTGGCAGAAGTTCGGCTGCTGATGATTTCAGAACAGAAACAGATGATGATTTCTTATCCTAACATAATATGAGGTAAACGATATGAACGAATTTTATGAACTTGCAAAATTGTTTGATGTAGTTGTTATCTTCTGTTTCTTCTTAGGAATAGGTATGTACGGCATCATAAGCACCGTAACGGATTTAATTTTCCTTATTCACAAGACTTTTAGAAAGCACAGAATAGCGAGAAGGGCTAAGAAAAACAACTTAGATAATTAACAATTTTGGACGGTGGAGAGATACTCTCTGCCGTCCGTTTTTTATATATAAGGAAGTGAAAACATGAAATCAATCAGTATTGACATAGAAACATATTCAAGTGCTAATCTTCAGAAATCCGGTGTTTACCGTTATGCGGAAAGTGATGATTTTGAAATTCTGCTGTTTGGCTATTCTGTTGACGGCAGTGATGTCAAAGTCATTGACTTGTGTATGGGAGAAAAGATACCCGAGGATATTCTTGATGCACTGACCGATACTTCGGTTATCAAATGGGCATTCAACGCACAATTTGAGAGGGTATGCTTATCAAGGTATCTTAAAGATTTAGGTATAGATTTTGACGGCAAATATCTTAACCCGTCATCTTGGCATTGTACTCTTGTCTGGTCGGCAACACTTGGTCTTCCCCTTTCTCTTGAGGGTGTGGGTGCTGTATTAGGCCTTGAAAATCAAAAGCTGTCAGAGGGTAAAAATCTCATACGATATTTTTGTATTCCCTGTTCCCCTACAAAAATCAATAATGGCAGAACAAGAAATATGCCATATCACAATATAGAAAAGTGGAATAATTTCAAAGCATACAATATTCGTGATGTTGAAACTGAGATGAGTATTCAAAAGAAATTATCAAGATTTCCTGTAAGTGATTCAATATGGAACGAATACCACCTTGACCAAAATATAAATGACCGTGGCATTGGTGTAGATATGTTTTTAGTTGAAAACGCAATAGTTATTGATGAAATGGTTAAAAAGTCGCTTGTCAATGATATACAATCCCTTACCAATCTTGATAATCCAAATTCCGTTCAGCAAATGAAAAACTGGCTCTCCGAAAGCGGATTTGAAACCGAAAGTCTTAACAAAACATCAGTTTCAGAAATGCTGAAAACTGCACCGTATCATGTACACAAAGTGTTATCCCTCAGACAGCAACTAACAAAAAGCAGTGTTAAGAAATACACAGCAATGAAAAATGCCGTTTGTAAAGACAGCCGTGCAAGGGGAATGTTTCAGTTTTACGGTGCAAACAGAACAGGTCGATTTTCAGGCAGACTTGTGCAATTACAGAATTTACCGCAAAACCATATGAGTGATTTGGCAGATGCACGAAGTCTTGTAAAATGCGGAAATTATGATGCACTCAGTATTCTTTATGATGATATTCCGGACACACTTTCACAACTTATCCGCACCGCTTTTATTCCACAGCACAGTTGCAAATTCATAGTAGCCGATTTTTCTGCTATTGAGGCAAGGGTTCTTGCGTGGCTTGCAGGTGAGAAATGGAGAAACAAAGTTTTTAGTGAGGGCAAAGATATTTATTGCAGTAGTGCATCACAGATGTTTGGTGTTCCTGTTGAAAAGCATGGAATAAACGGGCATCTGCGACAAAAAGGCAAAATCGCCGAGCTTGCACTCGGATACGGCGGTTCTGTCGGGGCATTGAAAGCTATGGGTGCTATTCAGATGGGACTTTCAGAGGATGAACTTCAACCTCTAGTGTGTGCGTGGAGAAACTCTAATCCGTCAATTACTAAACTCTGGTGGGACATTGATAAATGTGTTAAAGAAACTGTTACCAAAAGGATACCGACTGAAACCAACGGCATATCTTTTACCTACGAAAGCGGATTTCTGTTCATCACTCTCCCCTCCGGCAGAAGACTTGCATATGTTAAGCCGAGAATCGGAATAAATAAATTTGGCGGTGAATCAGTTACCTATGAGGGCATTGGCAGTACGAAGAAATGGGAACGGCTTGAAAGCTACGGCCCTAAGTTCTGTGAAAATATCATTCAAGCCATTGCAAGAGATATATTATTATACGCAATGCAAACACTAAAAAATTACCGCATAATCGCTCATGTTCATGACGAGGTTATTATTGAATGCCAAAAAGATGTTTCCGTAAACACTATCTGCGAACAAATGAGCAGAACTCCGCCTTGGGCAAAAGGTCTTTTCCTCCGTGCGGACGGTTATGAATGTCAATTTTATATGAAAGATTAAAAAGCGTCCTTTTTCACCTTCTGCTATGGCTATATGGTAGGAGGTGCTTTTTATGACAGACAATGAGAAAAAGCAAATTGAAAGCTACCGAAAGAACGGTTACGGATACAAACAGATTTCAAATCTCACAAACCTATCCGTTAATACAATAAAATCATACTGTAAAAGGAACAAGCTAATGAGTGCTGATTTGCAAAGCAATGATAATCACACTCTTTATTGCGAACAATGCGGAAAACCGGTTGAGCAAAACGAACACCGCAAACGCAAGAGATTTTGTTCAGACGCTTGCAGAAACAAGTGGTGGAACAATCATCTTGATTTAGTTAACAGAAAAGCAATTTATGAACTAACATGTCCTTATTGTAAAAAATCATTTACAGTTTACGGCAATGCAAAAAGAAAATTTTGCAGTCATAGTTGTTATGTCAAATACAGATACGGAGGAAAACAAAATGGATAAGCCTACATACGCAGAGCGTTACACCCTAACTGTCAAAGAAGCCGGATTATATTTTAACATTGGCATTAAAAAAATGAGAAAACTTGCCGAGGATAATCTCGGAATTTTTTCAGTTTTGAGCGGTAATCGCTATTTGATTATACGAACAAAATTTGAGGAATATCTGTGCAATAATTCTACGATATAGTTTCCTTTTATCTGCTGAAAGTAGTTGCTATTCTGAGAGTTTTACGGCAATATATGAGTACCAAACGAGGAGGTAAAAAATATGGATAAGCCATCATTGCAGGACAAAGATTTTTTGACGGTAATTGAAACAGCCGAATTATTTGGACTCAGCAGAAGAAAAATGTTCCGTCTTACAAGCCAAAGCGGTCTTCCCTTTATGGCTAAATACGGAACACGAAAGTTAATCATCAAAGATGAATTTATAAAATATCTTAATAACTCAGGAATGAAGGAGGAACTTAAGAATGGCAACCCGAGGGCAAAGACGAGATTCAAAGCATAGACTTTTGCACAACGGAGAATCAATAAGGGCAAACGGAAAATATCAATTCAAGTATTTAGTTGACGGCAAGCCAAAATTTGTATACAGCTGGCGACTTGTTCCGACAGATCCACAACCAATAGGCAAACAGCCTTGCCTGTCACTAAGAGAATTAGAAAAGCTGGTCGGTAAAGATGTTGACTCAAGACTTGACATAACCGGCAGAAATATCACCGTCAACGAGTTAATCTCCCGTTATCTCAAAACAAGGACAGGTGTAAGACACAACACACTTTCAAATTACAACTTTGTGCAAAACATTATGAGCAAAGAGGAATTTGGAAGTCGCAAAATCGGTGAAATCAAAACTTCCGATGCAAAGCTGTTTCTCATTAAATTACAGGAAGACGGAAGGGGCTCGAGTACAATAAAAACAGTGCGAGGTGTTTTAAGACCGGCATTTCAAATGGCAGTTGATGATGATATTCTAATGAAGAACCCTTTCGGTTTCCAATTACTCGGCATTATCATAAACACTGAACACACTCGACAGGCTCTGACAAAAGAGCAAATGAACAAGTTTTTGAAATTTGTTCGTTACGATAATGTTTACTACAAATACTATGATGTCTTCTACATTCTCTTTCACACTGGTTTGAGAATTTCAGAATTTTGTGGGTTGACGATAAATGACCTCGATATGAACAACAGAATCATCAATATTGACCACCAGTTGCAGAGAACCTCAAAAATGGAGTATGTAATTGAATCAACAAAAACAAATGCCGGCACAAGAAAACTACCTATGACGGAAGATGTTTACCAGGCCTTCAAAAGAATACTTGAAAACAGACCCACAAATCTTCCTGAAATTATGGTTGCAGGACATTGCGGTTTTCTGTTCAGAGATTCAAAAGGGATGCCCGAAGTTGCAATGCATTGGGAGCATAGGTTTAATCACTCGGTCAAGAGATACAATGATATTTTCAGAGAGCAACTGCCTAATATCACCCCTCACATTTGCAGACATACCTATTGTTCAAATATGGCAAAGGCAAGAATGAATCCGAAAACATTGCAATACCTTATGGGACATTCCGATATAGGTGTCACGATGAACACCTATACCCATCTTGGTTTGGATGATGCCAAGGAAGAAATGATAAGGCTCGAAGAACTGGAACAAGCAAGAAAAGAAGTTGAAAAAACTCTCGGCACACAACCACTAAAACAGAATATGTTTAAGACGGTGTAAATTGTGCTGATTCATTGATATGATAATTATTTTGTACTATCATATTGTTGTATAAAGCTATATTTTCCGACATAGCAAAGCCTCCTATGAAAGTTTTTAACAACTACCATAGGAGGCTTATTTGTGGAGTAATTTTAAAGACTATTAGGTGTAGTTTTACTTCTTATTGTTTTTTCTACGCTTAAATACAAGGAATGTAAAAATTACAATTGCTGTAATTACCGCAACGCCTGCCACTATTCCAATTATAATCCATAATCTATAATTGCCTATAGCAAGGTGATGCACTTCTTTGATCACAGTATTATTACCTGCTCTGTCAAACAATGAAAGACCTACCGTATGACTGCCTTCATTTAAAATCAACTTGATCTGATTTTTCGATTTTGAATAGTGCAGACCCGGAACATCATTATTTTTGACATCACTTACTTTGTATGTTTTGCCATCTACATACGCTACTGTCTTTTCTTCATCAAGCACTTCACTTATATCATTAAATGAAATAGTTTGATTTCCTGAACCACTAAACCATCCCCAATCTGAGAAGTTTTCCGGAACAGTACAGGTTGGTTTAGTATTATCAATATACATCTCACCAAGATCTAAAATATTCTCGCCATTAACAACTCTCAAGTATAAACTTGTATCCGCATCAGCGGTATAGTTGTTGGCAAAATAACTACCTGGTAATGTATATCGGTAAACACTCGTGCCATACATTTCTTTATCAAAAAGACTCTTTGAATCAGATGTTATATTTGTATCCGTTGATTCATTAGTGTCCTTATCGACCAAACACACGCTGTTTTTTTGAGAATTGCTTGAAAAAACAACTATGCTCAAATCAGAAAAACTACTTGGTTGTTTACTTATAGGACCGTTTTCATCTTCAAAAGAATACCAACCCGTTTTATTTTTGCTATCGCTGTTTTCAATATAAGCAAGAACATCTGTATTTACCATTCGTGTATATGTATTTTCATTAAGTACACTTGGGTTTCCTGCTTTATCATAAGCAATCATTTTTACTGAATAGACTCCGTCTTTGTCAAAGTCCTGCAACTTGTAAATCATATGCGTAGCATCGGAATTATCGACAAATTCTCGAATAGTGTCTTTTGATTCCTCATATTTTATAGTGCCGATTTCTTTTTTATTAGTATAGCTAGGTACATATTTTTTCAAACTATACTCAATTCTGTCGATATTGGTATCCATAAATACAATATTTGGATTTTCATCTTTTCTGCGATTAAAATCATAAATATCACTAAACTTAGTACTACCAGATTCTACCATATCATTATTTCTTTCATACACAATAGGTGCAGTAAAATCAACTTCAAATATCGCCGTATGTGATGAAGAATTCGCATCAAAAACGCCCTTATTATTAGCGCGATCGACAGGATTCATATCAATTTTATATACACCATCTTCTGTAAAAGGAATAGTTATGGAATGATTATCACCTAATTTATTCCAAGAGGCCATTAACGGATATTCAGACCAACCACTATCTTCATGACTGCTTCCAGGTTCCTTATAGTAAACTTTAAGCTGCATATCTTCTTCAACAAAATTAGTTTCTACTACATTGATTGTTGCTGTTGCCTTATCTTTTTCCTTTATGTTAAAAAATACATTTTTATCATCAAAGGATCCGAAATCAGCAAAGTTGTCACTAATTGAAGGGTTTGTTCTGTCAATTACAAATTCAGGTTCACTAAAGGAATCACCCCTATTACCTGCCATATCAGCATATCTAATTGAAAATTCATACCTATTATCTTCAGAAAGTGTAAATGTACCAATGTGTGTTTGATTATCTGAAGTTACTGAGGGCAAATTATCTTGTCCCCAATCTATAGTTTGAACATTGCCGTTTACATTAACTTCCACATCTTTAGGATTAAAATTTCGTTCAGTAATTGTAACAGTTACAGTCTGTGCTGTATTATAGTAATTTCCATTAGAAGAATTCACATTACTTTTCACTGCAGTAATTTTGGGAACGGTAGTGTCTATACTGTATTTAACCCTTTTTACCTCTGAATTACCAGCATTGTCAGTTAATTTAACTGTTACTTCATTACCGTTTGTATTACTCTCAACTACTAAATTAAAATCAATAGATGTCAAAAGATTATGATCTGTCTTGATTGATTTATTGTTAATTACAATATCAGAAGAATTGCTAATATATTTACCGTCAGAATCAACTGAAATAATGCCGTTCTTATTATCATTAGAAACAGACCATTCAATTTTTGAAATACCTGAGTGAGTATCACTAACACTAACAACCAATGGAATACTGGTTTTATAAAGAGGCGCACCATTTGCATCTTCTTTATCAGTATCATTAGTTGCCTTAATATCAATAGAAGATACTGATTTATGTAATGAATCGTCCTCAATCACGCTACCATCTGCACTAATCAGACCTGTTGTATGTTCAACATTATCTGTAACTTTGGCGGCTACAGTACCTTTAAAATTATTTGGAATAAGGATTTCAGCATATGTTCCTGTTGAATCGGTTTTTAGTGATGTTCCATCTGTAATTTCTGTTTTACTTGTGCCGTTTTTATCATTACTATTAAGATAAATTTCAACATTTTTAATTCCGGATGAAACTCCAGGGTCATTAACATATACTTTCAATGGTGTGGCTTTTTTAAAGAAATATCCATAATAATGTTTATAAAAGGGTTTATTATCATCCTGATTTCCAAATTTAAACATAGTAATCTCAGGATTATTTTTATCAATGTTGAATTCTAATACATCCAAATTTGAATTTTGAGCATTGTCGGTAGTATCAGCTGTAATTTTGTACAATCCCTCTTTATTTATATCATAGATATATTTTGCTTCTTGTTTATTAAATGACTCCTTGCCGAAATCAATATTATTAAATTGTGTTTCCGTATAATTAGAAAACGCTTCTGAATTGTTGAGGACATCTGTTTTGACACTCTCAAGACCTGAATTGTACTTATTCTCAGAAGCTATATCACTTGCTGTCACCTGATATTTTATATCGTTACCATACCATACTTTGCCGTTAATTATGTATTTCTCATAGTCTGTTAAAACATCAACCTTAATTTCAGGCGGGTTATTTTCAAGCATTAAATTAATTCCGCTTTCGTTGTTAAGTTCGCCCTCCTGTTTTAACGTTTTTATACTTTCAGTAGAAAAATAATAAATATTCGTATTACCAATTTGGTCAGTTACTGTAAAATATGGGGTGTCTGAATAATTAGGGGTTATAACAAATGTATATGTATTGCCAACTACTGATTTAGGTTTATAGATATCGCCCCAATTAAGAGTAACATCCTTAACTTTTGAAGAAAAAGAATTTTCGCTTTTACCATCATCATTAACTTTTATTGATATATTAATCTCTTTATTGCCAAATATACCAAATGACAAATAATTAAGAACAGACGGTTCCACTGTATATTTCGATTCACTTATTGATGGTGCTTCATTATCAACATAGAATACACCGTTATTAGAATTAAAATTAGTATTATCTTCGTCTAAGATTGCATCGTTACCTGCAATATCCTTTGCTTCAACACATATACGATAGGTACCGCTTTCTAAATCGCCAACATATAGGTCTTCTTCCGCCGATAATATCGGTTCATTTTGATGCGTAAGATTCTTAGGTGGTATATTTTTCACTTCGCTTTCCGTACCATCTTCACTAATCTTTTTGATACAAATATAGTAAGAAGCTAAACCGAACTTATTATCATTTTCTTGGTCTGAAATGGTAAAATGAAGGTTATTTTTGCCTATTCTGTCATCTTGCAAGCCAAAATAAAGACCTTTTTCACTCTGATTATTTTCGTCATTTTGACTAAGGTCAGTTTTATAATTTCCTGTAGCTGTTATTGAATACGAAGGAGCATCATTTTCTAATACAAGTGTAGCACCACTACTATCATCTGCATTAATTTCATCTAAAAATTCATCTGGTAGATTTTCACTATAATCATTTATAGTTTTAAAGTTATATTTTCTTTCATTTCCCAAGAAATCTTTTATTGTAATGTATGGTGTTCCCTTTCCGGAACTATCGAGACAAAATGTGTATGTATTTTCATCTACTGTTGCATCATAAGATTTATTATTCCAATAGAGCTTAACTTCATTTGGGTCAACACCGCAACCTTTATCATTAACATTAATTGAAATTTCCACACGAGGTACACCAAAGATTCCAAAAGTAACATAGTTAAGTAAGCCATTCTTAACTTCGTACTTCATTTCAACAATATTAGGTGCAGTAGTATCAACATAGTAGACTTTACTAAAAGTTTTTTTATTTCCGCTAAGGTCAGTAACAGTTACATTAATCTCATACTTACCATCTTTAGTAAACACCAATTCTTCGGTTGTTTCCTCCGTTGACGGAAGAATATGATTACCATCTTTTTTAACAATATTTTCTTTATCTGCTTTGGTATCAATTTTGGCATCATCATTTTCTTTTACAGTAATAATATAGCTTGCAATGCCTATATCATCACTTAATTTAAATTTGACGTGCAACTTAGAAAAATAATATTCATCCTTTTCAGTTATAACCGGCGTTTCAGTTCTATTTTGTTCTATTTTTACATCTCCGCTGCCAAAAGAATCATAGAAAAAGGTTTTGATTTTTCCATTCTCCTCAAGAATAAGGGTATCACTTTGATGGTTTACTTCATCAAAAGCTGTCACTGATATTGATTGTATAGCAAAATCGGTTAATTCAGTTAATTGTTTTTCATTTTTTAACCGACCATATAATTCATTAAATGAAATATAATACCAATTTTCTTCTTTTTTTATACCAACCGGTGGAGCAAGTTTATTGTTTTCAACATTTAATTTATATTGATTATTATTTATCTTAATACTAAGTTCTACATTTTTAAGATTCATTTCAATAATATTGAGTTTTAAATACGATTTATCACCAATATAAGTATATTCACTCTTTTCCTCTTCACCGTCATCATTAGTTTTTACATAAAACTCCCTGCTTTCAAGCTTTGTTTCTGTTTCATCAGAAATATTTACAACCTGAAAACCATTTATTTTTGGAATATCAGCATCGTCAATCTTTTCAGATGATACAGTTGTTTTATTTCCTAAATTGTCGCTTAACTCAATTTTAATACTGTGACTCTGCATTTTTAAATCTAAAGGAATTTTAAAATTAACTTTTTTATCCCCATCAAGCTCAATCTTCTCTACATAAACACCCTCGCTGTTATTATCTATAAAATAATGAATATCTCGAACACCTGAAAGATCAGTTATATCTTCGTCGGCAACAAGACAATAATCATTACCTATTTTTGTTTCTTTAATTTTAAAAGCTGAAGGGCCCTCAGTATCATACATAAAATGCACAGCTTCAACACTGTCATTGACAGGATTTGATTCACCAGGATATTTTGCCCAAAACTTTATATAATAAGAGCCTTGAGGCAAATTTTCCGATTCATCCCCATCCCACACAAACGCATCAGAATCTGTATAATTACCCCAATCGTCAAGCTTATCCGTACTTGTCTTATAATATATTTCAGTACTGACAGGAGCAGTAATCTTAAGTTTATTTATATCATTAGTCCATTTATTTTCGTCATCCACCGTAACATTAAGTTCAGGTACAGAGAAATCATTAATTTCATCATCATCTAAAACTGATGATGATTCATTTCTTTCTGCTGCCAAAACCGTGCCTATGTTCATCAACATTGAACATATAACAATTACAATTGACAAAAATAATGCCGTAGATTTCTTTAATACACTCATTTTCTTTTACCTCTCTTTACTATAAAAGCATAATTATTGCCGTTGAAAACTGAATGAAGATAACTCAATAGTAATGCTAACGCAAGCATCATTATCGAAAATACATTATGCTGTCCTAATATTGCACTAAACAATAAGAATAAAACTATACTTAGTAGCCATACAATGTCACAAATAGTTGCATTCTTATTTTTCATAAAGCAAAAGATTCCGGGATATTTATGTATTTTATATTTTTCATTTTTTCTATATTTCCCTATTAAAAAAGTAAAAATTAATCCTATAATTAAACCACCCCAAAAAATTGTACTTATAATCAGTGGCTTTAAAGATTCTTTAATATTGTCTGCTAAAATAAGCATAACAGATACTGAAGACAACGCAAAACAAGCAATACTTATTGCTAAAAATATTTTATATACTTTTGTAGTCAATAAAAATCTCCTCCAAACCAATATGTATTCCTATTTATTATCCAAAGTTTTAGATAGGGCATTAAACGAAGTTCCCTTATTATATGAAACATTTACTATTCCTTTGCCTCCGGGGCGTCTGTATTTTCTAAGACTTAAAAAAACTCCGTAAAAAGCCGCACCTACCTGAACTGACAAAACTATCACAGCAAGAGTAATAAAGATGGGAGAATTATATCTAATATCCATTGAAACAATGATATCTTCTAATTTACCAATTGCAAACAAAAATATAATAGCAAGAGTCATTATCGAACCTGCAATCGCAAAAGTAATATAAGCAGGTTTTCTTATGTATTTTCTAATCTTACTAAATTCTTCGTTTTTCCATCCCACTTTGATTCTATTAATTAGATTCATTACTCAACACTCCATTCACATTTCCAAAAGCACTTATATTATTAAGTGTTTGTTTAATTGTATTTTTTAATTCAGATAGTTTCATATCAGTTTCATATTCTGTCAATAATGTGTAATTTGAATCCGATTTAAGTTCTTGCTCGGCAATACTGTTTATTTGTTCATCATGATTTAAATCCTGTGCTAATCTACTGACCAGTCTGTTTAAGTTTTTATTATCAGTATTATCGACAAGCATATTATAACATTCCAACAAGTTTTGCCTTTTCTGTGCATTATAAATTTGAACAGCTATTTTATATCCGTCGCTACTACAATTTGGAAGCCCTGTAACTGTATTTTCAATACAAGAGCTCAACTCCTTTTGGTCAACTGACAATAACATCTGATCTACAGAATCATTTATAAATTTGGTATTATTCATTTGTGTAAGTAAATTAACCAAAACAACAGTTTCCGAATAATTTAGCGTATCGCCTTCCTTACTCAAAAATTCAAATACTTTGTTATAAATATTTTGTTTTTCCGATTCAATTGAAGATTTCATCTGTTCAGCAGCAGCATTTTCAAGCCACTCAATCTTGGTTGGGTTGTAATTTTCAATAATATTATCCATTTTACGCTCTGCAAAATAACTGCCTGTCATCTTTAAAAATCCACAAACAAGCAGAATAACGCAAAACAAACCTGCCATAACACCAACTACACCAAATGAATTTCTAACCTTTATATTTTCTGATTTCATTATAGATGGAGCAGATTCTTTTGCGTTTATAATATCATCATGCAGAGTTTTATAATCATGGTAATACAATGGGCTCTCAAGAAAACCTTTTTCTCTTCTGCGGGTACATTTCTTAATTATATTTTCTAATTTTTCGTGATAATGAGCAGATGTTAATGATAAATCTCTATCACAATAAGCATCATCATTCATAATATTATGTCGGTAATAATCGTAAGAACCTCCTAAACTTTTATCTTTAGCAAATTCCGTATTACCTGTATATAACTCAAATACATTCAAGCATTCCCAAAAAGTAGCTCCAAAAGAAAAAATATCACTTTCTATACTCATTCTGCCCTTTTCAAAATTATCATCATTAAAAGGAAACACAGAACCGTTTGATGCGTTCACATAACATTCAGGAGCAGCATATCCCAATGTACCATACTGATACATACGGGTTATACTTTGCTCTTTATTATAATCAGCTTCACCAAGATTACTTTTGACCGACTTTGTTTCTATATCAATATGTTCAGAACGACCAAAATCAATTAAAACAAGTTCCTTGCCATAACGCGTAACCATAATATTATCCGGTTTAATATCAAGGTGTAAAATATGCTTTTGATCCGTAATATATTCCAAGATATCACAAAGATTTAACATAAAGTCAAACATATCACTTTGATAACGAATCAATTCTTCGTAATCGTTGCTGTAACTTTTGAGCATTCTAAGCTTCTTGTCATTTGAAAACTGATGAAAAGAAATTTTCTTTTTTAAATTATTACCAACATCAACTGTTTCAGTAAGTTTCCAATAATAATCTCGACAGTATTCTTCCAGCGACCAACCGTCAACATACTCTTCAACAACACAAAAAAACTTTTCACGGTTAATAGAAATAGACTTCCTGCCTTCTTCGACATGTGTATCCGTTAGTGAAAAATCGCCTAAGTCTTCTATGACATCGAAAATTCTAACAACCGAACGGCAATCCTGGAGTTCATCAAAAATTTTTAAATCATGTGTTCTAAATCGGTCATACACATTAACAACCCTACTTACACCACCCTCAGCTCCAATCAGGAGGGATTTATACTTAAATTTAAGCACACAAGACAACACTATATCTCCGGAATGTGAAATTTTAAGTCCTTTGTAAACAATACTTTCAGTACCTGTAGCAATATAACCATCAGATGACAGCCCGTATGATGTATCTATTATGTAATTAAATTCAGAACCTTTAATAATACCTTTAGTCATCATTTTCTTCCTCATTAAATTCCATTATTACTTTGTTAAATATAGTATCAGGGTCATTTGAATTTAATTTTTTAAGAAAGACATTATTTGATGTTGAATTCGTTTGGTTACAGGCAAACTGAGCATCTGTAAGATCAACCATTTTACTCCTCCGTTCCGGAATTAGGATTTCTATTAAATTCTCCCAATTCATCATCGACCTGACTATATGAATCTCTAATATCTTTTACGGCACTTTCATTTATTGCTTTAAGAACATCTTCAACACTGCCGATTTTTTCTAAAATATGAGCTATTTCAGTACTATAAGCATCTGCTCCTACACCTTTCCAAGAAGCAAGTAATTCCTTATTTATCCTGTTAAACTCGTTTTTTATAGTGGCAAATTCTGTAATAACCTCAGCACTTTGCTTTTCAAAGTTTGCAATTTTCGTAGTATCTGCTGAAACAAATTTACCGCTTGAATTATTGTCAGACATAATAATCTCCTTACTCAGTTTTTATAAACTTTGCTTTTTTTAATAAATCAGCTTCGACATTATAGAAATAGCCGTCACCAATTTCACATTTTGCATATTCTTCTTTTAGATTCTTTTGATCCATATCACCAAATACAGTTTTAGATCCACGCTCGCTTGCAAATTCTGCGATATTGTCAAGCAGGAAAACTGTTTTTAAGGTACTGTTAAACAATGCATTTACCTCTGCATCTGTTATTTTCTTTACATCTGTAAAAATAAAAATATAATCATTTTCATCTGCAACGTCTATTAATTCCTGCAAAAAATAATGTATAAAATCAGAATTCATCTTTGTATTAAGATAAATTGATTTACTTTGTATTACAAACACAGTTGGTGTTCCGTCTGCTTTATCTGCACCTCTAGGTAAATCCTCTACCGTAAAATCAATATCATCAATTCCATAAATCTGATAAAGTAAATCATTATCATAATCGTTGTACAGACTCATATATTTTTCATGCAATATTTTATAAAACTGTTGCATAGGCGAAAGCTTTCTCTTTTTCATTCTGCCATTAACAAAGTTTATAGGAATTTGCTCATACTCAGAAATATAATCACAGTCAAATGTTTCAGAAAACTCATCATAAAAAACTTTTAATTGCTTTCTGCCGTCATCAAAAAAGACAAACCTTGAATTTTTCTTATTGTTTTTCAGATTTTGCAACAACAATCTAAGAAGATTTGTTTTACCAAATTCTTTTTTACCATAAATTGCAACCACTCTTGAATCTGAAAAATCAACATTTATTGGTTTAAACTCTACATAGTCCAACCCAACTTCAACATTATTAGATGACAAAACCCTATCTGTAGCATCCGGAGGTTGTCTTAAATTAACAAAATCCTCAAAAAGAAGTTCCTGTGGAAATGTTTTGTATTTTTGAACCTGTTTTCTATATTCAAATGAAGATTCATCATAAGCAAATTTTTCTTTTAACTTTCTCATAAAAACCGAATCTTCATCATTTATGTCAGAACACTTTAATATCTGAACTTCATAAGGTGCATTTAGATTAAAAGTACCTATAATATCATCAGGTCTTTCAGTTACATTCGCATATCCTCTTCCTTGTATGTTACCAAGGCTTTCAACTTTAGAACCAAATATTTCTGAACATTTATCAGGAGCAAAATTTAATGCTATTTTCTGTTCAAATGAAAGCAAATAGTTTGAAATTCCTTTCGTATCTGAAGCAGTAAAAACTACTGAAATACCACGAGATCTACCATCACGACAAATTCTGCCAAATTTCTCGTGATATGCAGAGTATCTGTTTTCACCTATAAAAGCATTTAAATTATCAATAATAAATGTTGTATGTGGTAAATTATTTTTTCTTCCGACACTAAAATTATAGCTGCCAAGATCTTTAATGTTTTGCTTTAAAATTGATTCTAGAATAACAAAAACACGCTTTACATATTCTTCACTGGTATTATCAAAATAAGCTGAAACCAATGGCATATCTTTGTAATCTCTTAATGCTCCTCCAAAATCAAGAATAAATATTTGCTCATTATATATATTACTTCTTTTATGAAGACAGTTGATTAACAACTTTAAAAAATTGGTTTTACCTGACATAGCCGAACCAAAAACTGCAATATTTGAATTAACGAGATCAACTTTAAAATTCGATTGCTTTTGCTTATTTGGTATATCATATCTGCCCAAAGAGCACATTTCAAATCCATTATTCAAAGTCTATCACACCTCATTCCATTCATTAAATTCATCGTTGTCATCCGAAAGTAAAACAGGTAATGGTTCAAGAAATATTTTTTCCGGTACATCGTATTTATTCGTACCATTCGATGTCTTTTGACTTGTTATTTCAATGATTTTCTCAACAACATACTCTAATTGCGTAATACCAAAGCTAAGTTTTTTATTTTTTGCTTTAAGCACATCATTATGTTTTGTTGAATCATAAAAGTCACTAATAAATTCACCTGTATTTGTTACATAAGTCATCTTTGTAGCCGGTTTTATGTCTGTATTTTTATTTGCACCCGTATAAGCAGACTGAAAATACTCATATCTGCTGCCGGTTCCAACTAAAATATATGCCCTACCATGCCCAGGCATAGTTGCAGCCGCTGCATCTGTAGTACCCAACATTTCTTTTGATGCCTGCTTAGTTGCTACTTTTAGACATATCTTTGATTTTGTGTTTACACGAATATCATCATTTATAGCACCCTCAATGTTCTGTGACACCAATATAATATGTAATCCAAGTGTTCTGCCGATTCGTGCAATAGTAGTAATTTCGGCAATAAAATCAATATCATTAGATTCACTTGAAAATCTTTTCAATTCGGTAAATTCATCGACAACCAGTATAAGATGTGAAAGTGGTTTTAGTTTGCTTATATCACCGTCAATATATCTGATTTGCTTTTCTTTTTTACCATCACGAATTTCTTGTATCAATTCTTCATACTTTGCTCTTTCGTTTGGATTGGATTTCAATTCATGAATTTTCTTTACTTTTCTATAAGTACGGATATATGCGTCCGCATTATCAACATCAAGATCTGAAAGTATTATTTGACGATTTTTCACTTCAGCATTAAGCGATTCCAAAAATCGTTTAAGCATATACACTGCAGAAATTCCTTGGCTTTCTCCTGCAGTATTCGTAACCGTGCCCACACAATGAGGTAATTTACCCAAGCGTTCAGAAAATCCTCCGCCCTTCATATCAACAAGCATTAGATTGAGATCGGATGGAGAATACTTTACACAAAGTCCGATAAGATATGTAATTATTGTTTCAGATTTACCGGAACCTGTCGTACCGGCGACAAGCATATGTGGACCATCAGCATTTTCATGAAGATCCAGATAAGTTATCCCATGTTCATTTTTACCGACAGCAACCTTCATATTACGAGTAACATCATTATTTTGAACATCAGACCAGTTTTTACATATTATATTTATTAATTCATCTGTCTGTATTTGCTCATTATTTAATTTATAAATATCTTCAAATAATTCAAAAAGAGTTACTAATGAAGGAACTTTACCGTTTTCAGCGATTCTAGTATAGTAAATAGAACTTAATCGTCTGAAAGCAAGGTCAAATTCTGAATTTGGATGTTCCTTTGTTCCGTTATTAAATATGTAATCATTTGTAAAATTTGTATATTCAATTATGTCATCCGTTGTGGTTGATGAATCTTTACCACGAGCTAATTTACTAAGAGTTTCGTGGCTTAAAAGATTATACCTGTTGCTTATACGATGAATAGTTTCATCAAGTTCAACAATACTGCCACAATATTTTGGCAGCATACCTTTTTCTTTTTGAATAAACACAAATGTTAAGCCTAAAGAATTTTCATAGTTTTCTCCTTCTTTAGGTGCTTCAGGAATATATTTTGAAAAAGCTTTTTCCTTAATATCATAATCATCTAACACAAAACAAATAATCTGTGTTACTTTTTCAGACAAAGAATTACTGTCCGGCTCATCTGAACTATTGGATTTTACTCGTTCCGAAATTATACTTTGTAACTGGCTATACACTTCGCCTGCACTTTTTTCATCGAACACAAATTGAGATAAACCATCAAATAATTCATTAGCGTGCGGAAGAAACATATAGTCGTTTATTATGTCACTCTGTTTCTCGATATCTTTTTCTTTATTAAAAAAGAATACCAACTGAACATCCTCGGGAGAATGGTAAAAAGAAAGTTCAAAAGCTAAATGTCTGATGAAATTCAACGACACATCATCATTTTTAGAAATTACGCCCAATGTACCGATATTTTTTAGATCAACAAGTAAAGGTGGTTTTTCAGCTTTTGCTGATGAATCTCTTAAAAATTTAAATCCTGTAATTTCTTTTTCTCCATTTTCTCCTATAGTTTCCTGTGTGGTTGAAAATATATAAGGTAACTCTGTAAGGAGAAATTGATTTTTCATTTCTTCTGTTGTTTGTTGATATCCTTTTTTATTTTTATGTTTCGGCGGTATTTCAATTGTAATATAGGGACACTCATCTTCTCCTTTCTTGGGCGGATGGAGCTTATAACGCACATCATAAAATATGTCATCTTTTTGCTCTGCTTTAATTTGAAATGATGGCTTTATTTCATCCGATTCACCAAGCGTTACTCTCATAAAGTCATTGTCATTTTGTGAACGTGCAAAAATTGCAGTGGAAATCTCGCCTGTTTGATTAAATAATGTACACATTCTGGGATAAGCTTTATTTAGATAAACAATTTCATCCTTTTGCCATTTTACAATTTTCTTTTTAATTATAGTTTCATTAATATAATTTTCATATTTTTCTTTCCATTCACTAACAGACTGTTTATAATCTTTTGATTGTTTTCTTCGATTATAAAGAGAAGTCACCGCTGACATAAACGGCATTGCAATAGTCATTGCCAACATAGAATCATTAAGCCCTGAATTGCTTGAAAACTGACTGATAAAAAAGCGTATGCCAACCATTCCTAAACCGGTAATTAATGGCGGAGCAATAGTATCTAATAAACTACCCTTAGCCTTTGTAGGCATGTCACCTGCTGGAAGAATATCTATTACTGTAGGTTCAATTACATTAAGCCTTCTGGTACTTATGTTATATTCCAAAGTATTATTATCACGGAGTATATATGTTTTTTCTCTGTCGCCCTTATCAAACAGCTGTGGTACATTTGTAACCATATCATTATCAGTAATAAAAAACTCACTTGATGTAACAATTCCAAGGCTACTCAATGACAAATCGTAATTGTTTTTGACCTTCTTTTGTTGATCAAGTACATCCATTGATTGTTCTGTAATATCGACTTTAGAGTATTCACCCATGATAGTGTAAAGAATCAACAACTCACAATGAGTTTTGATATATTGTTCAAATGCCTGAAAACAATCCTGTATGCTAAGAGTTGTATCGGCGTCTATACTTTCATCCGGATTAAAATTTTTAAGACCGTAATATACGCCTTGAATAAATTCTTTTAAAGTAATATCTTTTACTACAAGAAAAGACAATGTTCGCACTCTATTTTTTATATTAAATTTTACAGAAACTAAAATTTCATTGTTTTTCATATCATTTACCCTATGCCCTGTGAATAGAATTTTTATATTCAAAATTTATTTTAGGAGGATTAACTACTACACCATGCGAAAGTTCTATTTTTGGCTCACTAATACTAAAACTTATTGTAGGTGAGTCAATACTTTTAACCTTAACTTGATTTAATTTTTCAGAAGTGGTACATTTTCCAACAATTTTCGCTGTTTTTGGTATAACTACACTACTTAATATAACTTTTGACATTTCAGGCTTTTCAAATTCATTAACATTATTCTCAATATAAGTAGTTTTTGGCTTAGTTATATTAACCGGTTTTAATTTATAATTTTCAACTTTAGATGTAGGTATAATTACCTCCGACGAATTTATCTCAATATTAATAGGTTTTCTATTTAAAGATACTTTGGGAAAGTTTATCTCGCTTTTTGGTAAATCAGTCATCTTATAAGTTTTAATACTTTTTTTAGTAAGATAAGATTTACTAACATGGATATATGGTAATACTTGTAATTTCATTGGAACAAAATCAGTGTTAATTTCATCCGGTACATTTGTAAAAACCAAAGGTAATTTCTTAGTTATATTATTTTGAATTTTTACTGATGGTATCTGTGCCGTTGCTATGAAAACACCATTTGTCTTAATTAACTCTAATTTACCAATCTGAACATTTTTCAAAGATGGAGTAGCTACATAAGATTCTTTTAAATTCAACTGTACATCTGAAAATTCACAGTTTATGTTCTTTGGATTAATGCTAACTACTTTATTGGGCTTTGAAACATAAAATCTATTGATTTTTTTATTAGTAAATTTTAATCCGACATTTGGTATATCAGGTAATGTAACACTATGCTTGTTTACAAAATCAACTTTTTTATATTTGGAAAGTGTTTTATTCACACAATTAGTTGCATTTAAAATATTACTGCTAAACTCAGAAATATCAGCTTCAAATACTCCAAACCTCTTGTTATAATTTTGAGGAATCAAAAAGTTTTTCATATATCTTTTTTTGATTTTGAAACGTGGTACTTTCACTTTTCTCTGCCTTTCAAGACGGTTGACAAAAGCTTCACGTTCTTGATATTCAGCATACAACTGTTCGTAATTTTTTCTTTCTACTGAAGTTAATTTCTGAATTTCGTCCTGCGATAAAATTTTAAATGCCACCAAAATCACATCCCTTACATAACAAATGCGGCTCTATTTGTAATTTAACAAACAGAGCCACATATAAGCCGAATACTCAGCCCTGTCCGCCGCCTCTAATACTTTCAGCAATCTGTGCGTCAACTTTTTCAAAATTGTCACGATTTCCTTCGAGAAGACTTGACATTCCTTTAATCATTGCCGGAAGACCTGCTTCCAAACTTGTTACAAATTCTTTATAACTTTTATCAAAAAGCTCAATCAAAGCATCTTTGGAATCGCCTTCCATTTCGGCGATAGCTGCCTTAAAAGCTGTTTCAAATTCAGTTCCTGCGTTAGCATATTTAGTAGCCAAATTATCAATATTTGTTACCGATGAGGCTACATTCTGATTAACAATTCTACAATCTGCCATAATATAATACCTCCGTTAAATATAACTACTTAACCCTGTGCACTGCCAGAGTTCTGGTTACCCTGACCAAGCTGATCATCAACACCCTGATCATCACCGGGAATTTGCATTTTTATTGTGTTACAAATTTCTTTGAGTGAGTCAAGCATTTTTGTAAGATTATCAGTAACATTTGGAAGAATACTTGTATCGTAAAAAGCCTTAAAACCATTAGCTGCTGCACCCGAAAAACTGCTTGGAATAAGTCCGTCAATTTCAGATTGAAGCTCACTGTTAATTCCTGTTACCTGACTCTGATAATCGTCCACTGCTTTAATAGCAGCATCCATCATTGCCTTTGTGATGTTAACCGTACCGGTTGAACCCATATTTGCCATAAATATTTACCTCCTAAAATAAATGACTTAAATTTTCAAAACCTGTAAATACATCCTTGTAATAACCATTACCAATAACTGTATCGAGTGTATCGGATATATGGTTAACTACAAGTGACATATTTTCTATTGGTTTTAATAAAACATTTTTAGCCTCAAGCTGAGCCTCATGCCCTGCTTCGGTATCCATTGCTCCTGCAAGTTCCTCATACATAGTACTGAGTTTTTCTTTTAATTTATTGGTGCGTTCTTTTAATGCACGCATATCTTGTGCAGCAGTATTGAATTTTTCTTCATCAACCACAAGGTCTTTGGATAAATATGTAGCCACTATGCTTCACCTCCACTTTGCGCAGTTTTTATCTGCTCTAAGATTGGTTTACGCATTTCATCGGACAATAAGTCTGCAAGCTTTTCAGCTTCTTCAAATTCTCCGAGATCTATATGACATTGTATGCGGAATGTAAGTACTAAGAGGTCCGTAGGATCTTTAATCATTTCGTTTCTTAAGTATGTAAGAAAATCTCTGTATTCTTCATCAGCCTTAGGATAGCCTTCATCCTTTAACGCTTTAATAAGGCTGTATTTACCGATATATTTACTCTGAGGATCAGAACTGTTAGCGAGTTTTGATGCATACACTTTAATGTGTTCATTATCTTTAACAATTGTATAAGCTGCCACATATAAACGATAAATATGTTCTGTTTTTTCCTGAGAATAAACAGGATTCACATCGACATCTAACTTGCTATAATCAGATTCATGATTTTGAGCTATCGGTGTCATATTTTTTTCAAGATCCGGTGAGTTACGCCTTGCCTTTGCCGCCATTTCTCTGCCATATCTTTCAATTTTCTGTTCACCATACTTGCGTCTTACAGTTTCAACAGCAATATCAATTTCTCGTTGACCCGGTTTTACTACAGGTTTTGTTTCTAACTCAGTCAACTGTTTTACTGAAAACCCTTCATTAAATGAATTGATTGGATTTTCAGCCGCATTGATACACTTCAATGCCATATTTGAATTTTCGAGTTGAATATATATTTCAGCTGCATTGATATAACTGTCAACAATACTATTGACTTCCGGCTCAACCACACATAATCCTTCAAAAATTTTATCTATTGCCAAATAAAGATGTTCCTTATCACCGTCAAGTTCATAACGAGCGTTTTCATAAGCAACCCAATCAAAAAACAGTTCTTTTACAGGTTTTGCAAAACGTTCGGCACGGTCAAGTTCTTTTTCTGCTTCCTCAAGCCTTTCCTCTTGCAAAAGAATATTAAAAGCAATTCTGTATCCCAAATACTCTGTCGGAGCAAGCAACTTCATTTGATTAGCTACTTCTATACCGTTTGATGTTTGACCGCTCATACTGTAACTTAAAGCCTTACGTTGAAGTACATCCATATCTATGCCGACAACTTTTTCAGATTTTATTAAGTTTATTATTGCATCATTGTACCTGTGAAGATCGAAACAAAGCATACCCATTATTTTGTATAGCTGTCCCACCACATTAGGTGAACAACCAATTTCATCAGCCTTTGCGAACATTTCTAATGCTTTAACCGGTTGATTAGATGTGGCATATGCGTAACCAAGGTTAAAATACCGATCACCATTATCAGCATCATTTTCAACTGCAATTTTGTAATGCTCTATTGCGTTATCATAATCCTGTTTAGACATATACGCATTACCTGCACATTGATGAGCATCAGAATTATTTTCATCAACTTTGAGTGCCTCGTCTGCAAGTTTTAATGACTCATTATATCTGCCTTGTACAAAGGCAAGACGAGAATCTGCTATCAATACATCAATAGAAATTTCCATCTTATCACTCCTTCACTAAAATTAAAATGATATAAATAATTTAAAACGCAATATTTTGAAATCAATAATTTTAAATGTCGGCATACCACCTGTAAATACGGCGGTTGCTGTTACACCTGTTTGGAAAATGTTATA